TGCACTTGAAAGTGGCAAATGGGTAGCCCAGCATGGACACGCAAAGAAGGCAAGAATCCCAGTGGCGGTTTAAACGCCAAGGGTCGAGCCTCTGCAAAGAAACAGGGCATGAACTTGAAGCCTCCTCAACCAGAGGGCGGCAGCAGGCGCGACTCTTTCTGCGCAAGGATGAGTGGAATGAAAAAGAAGCTGACATCCGAAAAGACAGCCAAAGACCCCAATTCGCGGATTAACAAGAGCCTGCGGGCCTGGAATTGCGCTGAAGGCGGCTTTATCAAAGAAGCGGATGGCATAGCAGAGCGTGGCAAAACTCGCGGCAGGTTCATCTGAAATGGAAATCATGGTATGGAACGTCCTACTGACAGCCTTTCTCGGGTTTCTTGGCTGGGCGCTAAAAGAGAAATCGGACGAGATCCATCGGCTCCAGGTTTTGATAAACAAAACTCGGGAAGAAATTGCCAAGGAGTATGTGACAAGGCAAGATGTTCACAACGACATCAACAGGATCATGGATCGGCTGGACAGGCTGGAAAGCAAAATTGATGCGTATATGAAGGAGCAACGAAGTGCCCTCACATAGCGCCAAGCAACACAAATTCATGGAGGCGGTGGCCCACAATCCATCGTTCGCCAAGAAAGCAGGAGTCCCACAGTCCGTGGGAAAAGATTTTTCAAACGCCGATAAAGGCAAAACTTTCAAAAGAGGTGGTGACATGAAAGAATCAAAAGCGATGGTCGGCAAAGAGATGGCCTTTATGAAGAAAAAAGGCGCTCCTGCTTCCATGATCAAACATGAAAAAGCCGAAATGACCGGCATGAAAAAAGGCGGCATGCCAATGGTGGTTAAAGACGGGAAAAAAGTTCCCGCTTTTGCTGCCAAAAAGATGATGGGTGGCGGCATGGCCTACGCTAAAGGCGGTTCCGCTTCATCTCGCGCTGATGGTATTGCCCAAAGAGGCAAAACCAAAGGCAAGATGCTAAACAAGGGCGGCATGCCCTGCTAAGGAGTTAATAATGGCAACAAGTGCATTTGGAAAAGCTTTCCGTGCCGCCCGCGAGTCGGGCGACAAAGAATTCACATTCAACGGGAAGCAATACAACACCCGTTTAGCTGAAGATGAGCCAAAAAAGCCAAAGGCTCCCACTGAGGTTGAGAAAAAGGGTGAGATGGCATCTGCTTTGAGCAGTGCCACGCGAAGCATTGGTAGCGGAACCTCCGACTTGGCTAAGGCCAAAATCAAAGAGGCCAGCGACAGGGCTGCGCGAGACCTTGACATGGCTGAGCGAGATGAGTCCATGAAGGGTTATAAGCCCCGCTACACACCTCCTGGCAAAGCACCCAAAGTGAATGAGGGTGCAACCTACGAGGCAAAGCCTTTTAAGAGCGTTTTGCCTGATAAGGATTACACCGACATGCCAACCATGAAAAAGGGTGGCTCAGTTTCATCCGCTTCCAAGCGGGCTGATGGTATTGCTCAGCGGGGTAAAACTCGCGGAAAGATGTGCTAAATCATGCCTAAATACATGACCCCAGAAGATGTTGCCGAAGAAAAAGCTGCAAAACGAGCAGAGGCTGAGTATATGAAAAGGATGTCTAACCCGGACACAACTTTTGGAGAATTAAGAGCGGCGCGAAAAAAAGCCAAGAGTTTGCCGCCCGGTCAATATGACAGCATTCGCCCCGAAGGGTTTGAAGGCAATATCAAATCCGAAAAAATGGATGCGCTTAAAAAAGGCATGAGTGGTGCGGGGCAGGTTGCAAAACAAGTCGCACTTGCCGCTATTCCGGGTGGAGTGGGTCTTTTGGGTGCTGATCCGTATGAAGGTGAACGAGGCGCAAAAAAGATGCGTGGCGCTTATGATAAGTACCAAGCCTCATCTGAAAAGCAGGATGCCGCTGATCGTGAAATGGCCGATCAGGTTCGCCGTGAGTCTCGCGGTGTTGAGTACAAAAAAGGCGGCAAGGTGTCGGCATCTTCACGCGCTGATGGAATTGCGCAACGGGGCAAGACCCGTGGGAAGATGTGCTGATGATCTCCAGCCGTGGCATGGGGGCCATAGACCCGTCAAAGATGCCCAAAGGCAAGCGTAAAGCTCGCCGGGATGACACTGACTTCACAGAATATGCTGAAGGCGGCAGTGTGAATGCGGCTGGAAATTACACAAAACCAACGCTTCGCAAGCGGATTGTGTCGCAAGTAAAAGCTGCGGCCACTCAAGGCACTGGCGCTGGTAAGTGGTCGGCCCGTAAAGCGCAGCTTGTGGCAAAGAAATACAAAGCCGCAGGCGGGGGATATAAAGATTGAAAGCGCCGCAGACATCTCTTAAAAATTGGGGCGATCAGAAATGGCGCACCAAGTCGGGGAAGCCTTCGTCAAAAACGGGTGAGCGGTACTTGCCTGAAGCCGCAATCAAAGCTTTAACCCCTGCCGAATACGCCGCTACCACCCGCGCCAAGCGGGCGGGGAAGGCGGCTGGTAAGCAGTTTGTATCTCAGCCCAAAAGCATTGCAAAGAAAACAGCAGGGTTTAGATAATGGCATACACATCCGGTGCAACCACATTTGATCCAGATCTGACAGAGATCGTGGAAGAGGCTTTTGAACGAGCCGGAAGAGAGTTGCGCTCTGGATATGACCTGCGCACAGCGCGGCGCAGTTTAAACATCATGTTTGCCGATTGGGCAAATCGTGGCATCAACATGTGGACGATTGACACCGGCATGATCACCCTCCAGCAGGGTGTAAACACATATGCTCTGCCAAACGACACTGTAGATCTGTTGGAGCATGTGATCCGCACCCAGGCAAACAATGCCGCTACGCAGTCTGATCTGACGATCACTCGCATTAGTGTTTCTACTTATGCCACGATCCCCAACAAGATTACTCAAGCCCGTCCAATCCAAGTGTGGATTCAGCGCATGGACGGCAAAGTCAATTCCATCAATGCCACTACAACGGCATCAATGAGTGCAACGGCAACCAGCGTTGCCATCACTGATGTGACCCAGCTTCCAGCGGCAGGTTTCATCCAGTTGGACAACGAAGTGATCAGCTATGGCTACATTGTCCAAAATGACAATGCCATCAGCGGAACGCTGAATAACTGCGGCAGGGGCCAGCAAAATACCATTGCAGTGACTCATAACTCTGCAACTGCGGTGTATTGGACAAAACCCCCGGCAGTGACCGTATGGCCTACGCCTGACGGCTCACAGACATATCAGTTTGTTTATTGGCGCTTGCGCCGCACCCAGGACTCTGGTGGCGGTGTAAACGTGATGGATGTGCCTTTCCGCTTCTATCCCTGCATGATTGCTGGGCTGGCCTATTACATTGCCCAGAAGATCCCCGAGGGAACTCCAAGGCTGGATATGCTCAAGGCAACCTACGATGAGGCATGGCAACTTGCCGCCTACGAGGATCACGAAAAGGCCGCAGTTAGATTTGTACCCCGTCAGAGCTTTATTGCCAGCGGGAGTGCCTGATGAGCAATAGGTATGCTTCTGGCAAATTTAGCATTGCTGAGTGTGACCGTTGCGGTCAACGCTATAAGCTTACACAGCTTCGCATGGAGATCGTCAAAACTAAGGTGTATCAACTCAAGGTTTGCGATGAGTGCTGGGATCCAGATCAACCTCAATTGCAACTGGGTATGTACCCGGTTGATGACCCGCAGGCTGTAAGACAGCCCCGTCCAGACCTGACATATGTCACCGCTGGTTTAAACGGATTGCAGGATAATGTCACAGGTTTTGGAGGCTACCCAACGGGTGGCTCCAGGGATATTCAGTGGGGCTGGAGACCAGTAGGTGGCTCCAGCTTTTTTGATGTGGAACTCACGCCAAACTACTTGGTGGCAACGACAAGTGTTGGTACAGTCACGGTCAGTGTAACTTAGGAGCGAATATGGACAAGAAGCAAGTTAAGGCAATTGCCGACACCGAAGCCAAAAAGGCTGTTAAAGGCCATGAAGGCCGTATGCATGCCAAGGGCATGAAGGCCGGTGGCCCCACCAGCATGGATCGTAAGAAATACGGAAAAAATCTTTCCCGTGCAATGAACCAGAAATCTGGGAGCAAATAATGGGTAAATTTAGCAAAAAAGTAATGGGCAAAGAGGTTGGTGATGCCAGCACCTATGCCGTGCCCCACACCATGGACGGCAAGGCCGGTGTTGAGAAGCGCCCCAAGGCTCCCATTACCCGCAAGGCAAATTGGAATCCTTTGGATGGCGTGAGCATCGGCATCAACGATGAAGTCAAAACCAGCGGCATCAAGATGCGTGGCACTGGCGCGGCCACCAAAGGTGTGATGTCCAGAGGCCCAATGGGTTAATACATCTATGGCACTGACATATGCTCAGCTTGTAGTCGCTGTCAGCGATTATTGTGAAAACACGTTCAATACAACGGACATGAACACAATGATCAAGCAGGCTGAACAGCGTATATACAACTCTGTTCAGATTGCAAACCTGCGCAAAAATGTGACGGGCACAATCACATCTGGCAACAAGTATCTGTCATGTCCGGATGATTTCTTGTCTGTATATTCAATTGCCGTTTATCCCAACGGCGGCGGCGCTTACACCTATCTTTTGAACAAGGATGTGAACTTCATTCGTGAGGCATATCCAAATCCAACAGATTCAGGCACTCCCAAGCATTACGCCATCTTTGGCCCTCAGTCCACAAATGTAAATGAACTGTCGTTCATTCTTGGTCCAACGCCTGATGCAATTTATGGCACGGAGTTGCATTATTACTATTACCCAGAATCCATTGTGACCGCCTTAACCACATGGTTGGGCGACAACTTTGATTCTGCGTTGCTTTACGGAACCCTGTGTGAGGCTTACACCTACATGAAGGGTGAGCCTGATATGGTTGCGCTGGTCAACCAGCGGTATGTTCAGGCAATTGCTCTGCTCAAGAACTTGGGTGACGGCAAACAGCGTATGGACGCTTATCGTGACGGTCAGACAAGGATCCCCGTATCGTGAGCATTGTTCAAACACAGACCACCAGCTTTAAGGCTCAGCTTTATCAGGGCATCCATGATCTGACCACTGATGTGATCAAGATCGCCTTGTACACGGCCAATGCAAATTTAAACGAAGACACCACTGTTTACGACAGCACCAATGAAGTGGCGGCTACAGGCACTTATGTGGCTGGCGGTGCAACCATGACCGGCATCACGGTCAGCACATCTGGATACACAGCCTATGTAGGCTTTGCCAATGTATCGTGGACGGCAGCATTGACGGCCCGGTGTGCTTTGATCTACAACTCAACCCAGGGCAACAAATCGGTGGCCGTGCTGGACTTTGGGTCTGACAAGACATCGACCACCACGTTCTTAATCACGATGCCATCCAACACATCAACCACAGCATTGATCAGGAGTTCAAATTGATAGTCACAACCACCAAAGGCGAAATGGATGATTCCTTGCTTGAGAAGCGAGAAGGAACCGTGGACAATGACAATGAACTGACCACTTGGGTTGAGTATTGGCTGGAGGGCGAGCTTGTACATCGTTCTGCCCATGTAACCCTGAAAAAACCGCCCACTTTTGCTGGTGGCGAAACCGCCTCTTTTACATAAGGAAATATCATGGCAAATACCCAATCAATGTGCACATCGTTCCTTGGTGAACTGATGTCAGCCCAACATCAGTTTGGTGCTTCAACTATTGTTTCACGCACTAGTTTGACGGCTCCAACTGGGGATACATTTAAAGCAGCGCTGTATCTAACTTCAGCCACCTACAATGCCGCAACTACGGCATATTCCGCTACCGGGGAAGTGTCTGGAACAGGTTATACGGCAGGCGGTGTTGCGGTAACAACTGCAACTGTGCCATCGTCAACCAACACATCTGCTACGGCAGGTGTGGGTTTTGTTACGCCTTCGGCTTCGATCACTTACACCACGGTGACTTTGACCACAGCCTTTGATGCAGTGTTAATCTATAACTCAACACAGAGCAACAAGGCGGTCAGTGTCCACACCTTTGGTTCGCAGACAATCACGGCTGGAACTTTTACCTTGACGATGCCCTCCAACACGACTTCGACTGCTCTGTTGCGTTTGGCTACCACCTAAAGGGGTAGATCATGGCTGGGTGGGGCAGCGGCACTTGGGGCAGCGGCACTTGGGGCATTGGTGAAATCACCCTTACGGGTGTTGCGGCAACCGGAACCCCCGGCTCAGTCACGCCCAGTATAAGTATTGCTGAGAATGGCAATGCGGCAACCGGGGCGGTAGGTACAGTTACTGTTGGGGAAAGGTCTATAGCCCTCACCGGGGTATCGGCTACAGGTAATGTAGGGTCTGTTACAGAGACAAACAGCCCAACAGAAAATGGCAATGTTGCAACAGGTAGCGTAGGCACAGTAGTGCCATCTCGTTCCGTTGCTCTAACAGGCGTATCGGCTACAGGATCAGTTGGGACGGTAGCTCCAAGCAGAACAAAAGCCCTTACCGGAGTATCAGCTACAGGGTCTGTTGGAACAGTTTCTAGGGGGGCCACATCCATTGCGATCACTGGGGTGTCAGCCTCTGGTGCAGTTGGGGCGATGGCTCCCAGCACCGCCGAAGGTGAAGATGGCGATGTAGCTTTTGGTTTTGCTGGGAACGTAGGGGTAGCCCTATCAGTTGCCCTGACGGGCGTTTCTGCGGCTGGAGCGGTTGGAACCGTTACCCACGGCGGGGCGGTGATTGAGATAACGGGCAGTGCGGCAACCGGCAATGTTGAGGCAGTTGGGCTTAACCAGTTGGTTGCCCTGACAGGTGTAAGCGCAACAGGATCAGTGGGTGATGTGATTGCTGTCTATTGGAAAATCATAGATGACACGCAGACACCTTCATGGCAAAATATCAGCAATCCGCAGACTCCCGGCTGGGGAGATGTTTCAGACGCACAGACCCCTGCTTGGGCAGAAGTCGTAACTTGAGGTTTAAACATGGCAACAGCAGCAACATCACTATTGGGTTTGGGCCTTCCGGTCACGGGAGAGCTAAGTGGTACATGGGGCGACACGGTCAACAACAGCATCACATCATTGCTGGACACGGCTATTGCAGGAACAACCACGCTTTCGTCAGATGCTGACGTAACACTCACCACTACAACTCTTGCTTCCAATCAGGCACGACAAGCTATTTTGTTGTGTTCGGGGGCAAGAACGGTTTTACGCACAATCACGGCCCCTGCTCAGTCAAAGATTTACACCATCATTAACGCTACGACAGGTGGTTTTTCTGTTAAGTTGGTTGGTGTTGGCCCAACAACAGGTGTGACGATTGTTGCTGGTGAGTCTGCTGTTTGTGCGTGGAACGGCTCTGACTTCATCAAGATAAGCAATACCGCTGGTGTGGGAACATTTACAGACTTGACGGTTACTGGCACATTGGGTGTTACAGGTGCTGCTACTTTAAGTTCAACTTTGGGTGTTACGGGTGTCTCTACGCTAACTGCTGGTGCAGTAATCCAAGGCCTCACCGTAGGCCGTGGCGCAGGTGCTGTAGCCACCAACACTGCGGTGGGTGCGAGTGCTTTACAGGCAAATACAACTGGGGCAACCAATACTGCTATAGGCAATTCAGCACTTTTCTCCAACACCACAGTCTCTAGTAGCGTTGCTGTAGGATATCAGTCTTTATACAGTCTTGTTGCAGGTGGCGGTCAACAAACTGCCGTGGGTTACCAAGCCGCATATAGTGATAATAACGGCGGCATTGATGCGTTTGGTTACCAAGCAGGTTATAACCAAAACGGTGGCGGTGGTGGAAGTTTGGCTGTAGGTTACCAATCCAATTTTTCTGCAACAACTGGGTATTTTAACGTAGCTATTGGAATGAGAGCCTTGCGTTATAACGTCACAGGCCATGACAACACCGCCGTTGGCTACAACGCTTTGGCTGGTGCTTCTACAAATTCACATAGTTATAACGTAGCCGTAGGGACTCAAGCTCTATACTTAAACACCACCGCCAACAACAATACTGCTGTGGGGTATACCTCGCTGTATTCAAACACCACAGGCACGGGGGGTGCTTCATTTGGCGAACAAACCCTTAGTGGGAATACAACTGGCTCATATAACACGGCGTTTGGTGCAAGAGCGTTAATAAGCAACACCACAGCCTCAAACAACACTGCTGTGGGGTATCAGGCCCTTTACCTCAACACCACAGCCTCAAGCAACACTGCTGTAGGTTATCAGGCCATCTACACAAACACCACTGGAAGTGGATTAACAGCCGTAGGTAAAGGGGCTTTACAAGCCAATACAACAGGCGCTGACAACAATGCTTTTGGTATTGATGTTCTTCGTTACAACACCACGGGTTATAACAATGCCGCATTTGGTGGAGGAGTTGTTTATGCAGCCTCCGCAATGCAAGCCAACACAACTGGGTACAACAACAGCGCCTTTGGTGTTGCCGCTATGGCGGCTAATACCACGGCGGCTAACAATGTGGCTGTGGGTTACTTAGCAATGTACCTCAACACTACTGGCGGTAGCAACACGGCAGTTGGAGCGTCTGCGCTTCAATCCAACACCACAGCCGGAAGAAACACTGCTGTAGGTTATTCAGCTCTTGCTACAAACACAACAGGCAGTGACAATTGCTCATTTGGCGAACAAACCCTTAGCGGGAGTACCACTGCCTCATACAACACAGCGTTTGGTGGAAGAGCGTTAATAAGCAACACCACGGGTGGAAACAATACTGCTGTTGGTTATCAAGCCCTTTACGGCACTACCACAGGCAGCAACAATATAGGTATTGGTTATCAGGCGGCAAGTACTCTTACAACTGGTACTAATAATATTCATTTGGGTTATCAAGTAACTGCAAGCGCAGTAGGTGCTTCAAATGAAATTGTTATTGGGAATGCAACAGGTAAAGGTACAAGCACTTTTTTTGTTATTGCAGGAGGCGGTGCTTCATATCAAGGCAACAATACTACCACTTGGGCAACTATTTCTGACAGACGTTTAAAGAAAAATATCATTGACAACAACATTGGTTTGGACATCATCAACCAAATCCAAGTACGAAACTTTGAGTACCGCCTGCCTAATGAAATTACTGATTTACCACAAGACCAAGCCATTGCTAAAACTGGAATTCAGTTGGGTGTAATTGCCCAAGAGCTACGGCAAATCTTGCCCGAGTGCGTCAAAACAGAATCCACTGGTGTTATAACTGTTGACTCTGACAACTTGACTTGGTACATGGTCAACGCCATCAAAGAACTCAAGGCTGAAATTGACAGCCTCAAATCTCAACTTAATGGAGCATAAACATGGAAATTGAAATCACCGCAGAACAAATCGCCAAGCACTACAGTGCCTGCATGGACAGTGTGAACCTCATCAATGGCGGCAAGCCAGAGATGATGAGCGATGCTGATTGGGCAGACTGCCTGACCCGCAACAAAGAGCATTTGATCATCATGCTGGCAAAAGATTTCTGGACAACTGAAAACTTGGCCCCCTTGCAAGCGGCATCGGTTTAATATTTTTTGGAGAAACGCATGACTGAACAAGAAACTCTGGCAACCCCTATCAAACTGGAACTGCCCTTGGGCGCAGTGAATATGGTATTGGCTGCACTGGCAAAAGCACCTTATGAGCAAGTCGCTGACTTGGTGCAAGCCATTCGTGAACAGGCTATCCCCCAGATTCCCATGCCTGAAGAAGTCAAGCCTGCGGAGCAGACATTGATCCAATAACGGCATTTGCCCTGTGCAAAGGGGCATATGAGGGCATAAAGGGCTGCATCAGCGTTTACCAAGACCTGAAGAAAACCGGGTCTGATCTGACAAAGATCACAGGTGAGGTTGGTGCAGCCCTTTCAAGTTTTTTCAAGGGCCACGCAGAG